AAACGCAGCTCAAGCTCTGACAGGAGGTGCAGCACAACGTGAGATGGCCCGTGGTGAATCCCCTGGCTTAATCCCAGGAATTAGTCCTGGCACTGGCATTGGTTTTTCTGATGCTGAGGCAAAAAGGCTTGAAGAGTTTCTTCGCATCACTGGTCAAAGCCAAGTAGATATTAATCGTCAACTGTTGCCGCTTTCTAATCAATGGCGCGCTGCCGAAACGCAACGTCAAATGCAACTCAATCAACAGAACGCTCAACTTACTGGCGCATTAAATCGTCAATTGTATATGGCGCAATTAGCGAGTGGCGCTCAAGCCCAGGCAGGTGAAACTACTCGTACCATGATGACGGCAGCCAACCCTTACGCCGCCTCTGCTTTCCAATACCGAGGATAATCATGAATTTAGCTGGTAAATATAGTAATTTTTTAAGTCCTGATTTAATTGACTTTGGGCAAAAAGGCTCTAAAAGTTTTCAAAATTTTCCGTATCAAGCTAATGAAACTGGTTTCGAAAACAGGTTATTAGATATATATGAACGTCAAATGACTCCAGAACATCGGCAAGCGTTGATGGAAGACCAACTTAAATTCCAAGGAAAGCAAATGGAAAAAGCCTATCCCTATTTGCTTGCACGTCAAATTCCTGAAACCATTTCTCAGGCTTTTGGTTTGGCTAACCAAATGCGCTTAAGGGGCGGAGAGCTTGGTACTGCTGCAGCTTTGAGAGGTGTTGATGCAGTTGCTCAAGGGAGATTTGCACCCTATGGCGCACTCCCTGAGTTTTCTTACTTTTCTTAATGTAAACTAATGATATGGCCTTCCCGGACTATTCAAGTGCTTTTTCAGGAGGCGGATCAAGTTTTACCAACTTGGCATTCAATCCGGGAACTGGAAATCTAGCAGGAGGCAGTATGGCAATTGATCCGTTTTTTGGTTCTTTAATTGGAGCCGGAGCTAGCCTTTTTGGCGGCTTAATGGGCCAAAGTGCGGCAGATAAAGCTTTGCAGTCGCAAGTTGCAGGTGCTAATTTTGCTGCTCAGCTTGCACAAAATCAAAAATCTTTAGAAGCCGCCTACGGACTTATGGGTCCGTTTCTTCAGGAACAGTTTGCCCCTCGCCAATTAGAACGACAAAAAGAAGCTCAAAAGTTTCAATTTGGCGAGCTTGCAGGCATGCAACGTGCAGGTCGAATGGAAGACTGGAAACGTACAATGTCACAAGCAACGTCTGGTCTCGGTAAAGAGGCTATGCGGCAAGCCAATAGGGAACAGTTAAAAGCAGCGCTTGTTCAACAAATAGGTGCCGGTCGGGCCCTGTTTGGTCCGATTGCTCCTATTAGTGTTGATCAGATGTTCGCAGGTTAATTTGTTTTGTGTTATTGTTAAACAAAAATTTTTAAACCCATGTTTTCGGATTTTGTTGCTTATAGCGTTTTTTATGATTCTGCATGTAAAGATGTTGAATCTTTAAAAACTTATTGGAATGGTTGTACAGATATATACGTAAAAGCTGGATATAAAGTTTTTCAGTCTGGGTTGCATTCCAATGACTTTGATAAACATTTAGAGATTCTTCATGCGCGTCATTGGCAACAAGGTTCTAAAAAAGTTTTAGACGCTGGCTGTGGCGTTGGAGCAGTAGCAAAATTTTTTGCTTCTCAACACCCTGAAGCAGAATTTACTTGTCTGAATATTTCTACTGAGCAGATTAAAGAAGGAGAAAAAACTAAACCTGATAATGTTACGTTTGTTGAAGGCTCTTATGATCAAATGCCTTTTGACGACGATACTTTTGACTTTATTTATTTTTACCAAAGTATTGGTTATCGGCCCTTAGTTCAAACACTTAAAGAAGTAAAACGCGTTTTAAAGCCTGGCGGCAAAGTTCTTATTTCTGATATGTGTTCTTTAGAAGATCCAGACCCTCAAGATGCTACTTGGATTCATTACGTTCAATCAGTGTGGCATTATATGTGTTATCCGGTTTGGTATCATTTAGAAGCAGCTAAAGCATTAGAATTTAACGTGCTGGATTGCAATCCAAATTTAAATTCAATTTTGGACTACAGCTGTTGGGTTAAACTGTGTGACGAAGGTTTAAGCGATTATCATAATTGCCAAGTTCCTTATTCTCCCATTAAAGTAGCCGAATTTTTACTGCAAAAACGATGAGTACTATTGAGAAACGTGAAATAGAAGATAAAAAAATTGATTTTATTATTAAAGAAGCAGCCGGAAAAAATTCGGAAGCTTCTGAATATTTATATTTATTGTCAACATGTGCCCGAATTGCCGATGATATTTTTGATAATGATATTGAAATTTCCAGGGTGTCCTTATTGACACTTATCGAAATTTTGTTTGTTCGTTTACCAGCTAATGAATTTTATCGTGCTCATCAAGAGTTTCTGTTTTCGCAGCATGTGGTCATGTGGAATGCTTGGGACATTAGTAATGTTTTAAGCAAAGGCGATGAAACTGCTCAAATTTATGCTCATGTTTTGAGAGATTATATTAACGAAGTTTTGCCTTTAGTCGCCCTTTTAACGCAAGGTCATAATAAAATGAAAGATATCAATAGCCTCATTCGTTCTTTGTTTCAAAAGAAATTAGGAGAATAACATGGGAATGTATGGTGGCGGCACTTCAGTTTCATATAAACAGCCAAAAGATCCGTATGGTGACGCGCTGAAAAAGTATCAGCTTGAGCAGCTTCAAAAAGCTGACCTTGCTGCGGCCGAAGAAAAAAAGATTAAAGCAGAACAAGAAGCAGCTAAAAAACAAGCCGCCACGCTTGGCTTTGATCCTTTTAAAGAAACATTAAAAAAACAACTGTCTAGTGGGCTTCTTTCATACCAAGAAGCTCAAGCAGAGTTGCAAGACTATGCGTCCAAGTATGATATTGGTCCTCAACCAGGTGCTTTACAGGGCCTTACGGATTATTATCTGAAAGATATTCAACCTGGCCAACAAAAATCTCAAATCGAAACCGCGTATGAAGAGTTGCTTGGCAAGGGTCCAACTGAGGAGCAACTCGCTAAAGCACAAAAGGGATTTCAATCTGGATACTACAAGTCCGTTGGCGACTTGAAAGAAACGCTCAAGTTGAGTGACGAATATCAAGAAAAGTTTAACAAAAGCTATCTTGATAACTATTACGAAACAATGTTTGGTAAGGCCAAGAAAGATGAGGCCGGTGTTAAAAAATACAACTTTAAACTTCAAGAATCGTTCCTTCCTAAATACGTTGGTGATCTTGCAGCGCAAACCGGCGTTGAGGTGCCAAAATTCCAAACAGAATTTACAGGCACCGCTGGTGAAATCGAGGCAAATCTCGATGCCATTAAAGAGACCAAAAAATTTGTTTATAGTGCTGGCTTGACAAATCTTCAGGGGGAAATCGATAAAGAAACCCAGAAGTTAAAAAATGAAGGCGCCAAGGAAGTTGCTAAGCTTCAACAAGAGGGCGGTCTGTACACGGCTCTTGTTGGTGCATTTAACTTTAGTTGAGAATTAACTTGTTATAATTAATTTAGTTCTTTTAAAGACAAATGACTGTCGCTCAAACCGACTATTTTGACATTAATAAGTTTCAACAGCTTCTTGACAAGCTGGAAGCTTCAAAGATTAAACAGCAAGGTGAAAAATCGAAAGAAGGTCGTCGTGACATCTTTGCACAAGGCCTTGCTTCAATGATGAGCAACTTCTGATTTTTTCTTGTAGTATTTATACGCCATGGCCACCACACCTACCAGCGACTATAGCGTTGACGATTGGTTTGATCTCCAGAAGTACAAGGAAGCTGCTGGCGTGGCATACGAGTTCTCTAAGAAAAAAATGGAGAGTGCTGGTGAACAAGAACGTGAAACTATCGGTAAAGGCGCAGAAGAACAGCGCACTTCAGCCGAACAACAGCAGAGCTTCCGACAGCAAGACGAGGCCCGAGATTACGCCCAGGCCCAACGAGCTTATCGATATTGAGCTTTTTGATTCTTGGGTAGACAATCTCGATGCGTCTACTCAAGAATCTTTCTGCGCATTTGCCGCAGATAATTACTCAGTAATTGAGATTTACTTATATTCGCGTTTCCTTGGATACAAGGGAAGCATTTCTGCGTGTGATCTCTGGGTTAAAGACCACTATAAAAAACCGGACCATCGCAAGAAACTCCTGTATGAAATCAATGAAATGCAGGAGGATGTACGAAAGTTGCGTGAAGATGTAGAAAACGGTGTTGTAAAACGAGATGCTGGAGTGGCAAGAATTGCTTCAATGCAAAAAGAAATTCGCGGCCATATTGATCAAGTAGAAAAATTTACAAACACGAAAGATCGCAAAGGCTTGTTGATGGCTGGGGCGGATAGGGCAATTCGTGAATTAATGTTTATTTTCAAAGACGACCCTATTGAGATTCCCCTGGAAGAAGCAACAATGAGTGTCTGGGCCAGAATGCAACTAGAAGAATAACCTTTGTTATAAAATATGTATAGTAAAACAAATTGCAATGGGAGCAGGGAAGAAAACGCCAGGTCAGGCAATGGCCGGTAAATATTCGGGCGCCATTAATGCTGCGAAGTCTCAAGGCATTCCAGCAAAAGGTCCACAACCCCAGCCCACTGCTCTTGATAAACTTGCATCGTAATGGCAAAAAATAAAATGCCCCCCGAGCTTCTGGAGCACTTTAAAAAGAAAGAAGCCAAAAAAGAAGACGGTACGGAAATGTCTGATAAAGAGAAGCGTAAGGCCGCTCTTGATAAGGCTCGTAAATACAAGGAACAAAAAAACGAAAAATAAGATAACATTCAATTAGAACGTTATTAGATTTTCGTGCCAAGTTATACGCACCTTGCTTACAGGCGCAATGCTCGCGCTGCTGCGCGTCAACAGCAGATTAGAGTTCCGCGTAATGCGGAGTCCTTGGCACGAGCACGCGAAGACTTTGGTTTCTTTTGTGAGTACGTCGCAGATAAACCACCAGCCAAACATCATTTGGATTGGCACAGGCATTTTGTTACACACGAAGACAGTAGCTGTTTAATTAAAATTGCCGGACCGAATGTTGATCTTTTAGCGCCCCGTGGATCCGCTAAATCAACAGTCCTTGGTCTTCTAACGGCATGGGCAATTGGTATTCATACACAAGCTAAACTGCCGTTACAAATTCTTTACTTGTCTTATACGGTTGATATTGCACGGTCCAAATCAGCAACCATTAAACGCATCATTGAAAGCAAACGGTACCAGGAAGTTTTTCCCAGCGTACGCTTAATGAAAAATGTGACAAGTAACGAATACTGGTCCATTGATCACAAGTTTGCAGGCATTGATACTACTGGTGACGAACAATTTACTCTTTGTGCCGCAGGTCTCAAAGGCTCGGTGACCTCCAAACGCTCTCACTTAGTAATGATTGATGACGCGATTAAATCAGCTGCTGATATTGCCAATCCAGATATTCGTAAACAAATGCAGGAAAATTGGAATGCGGTGATTGCGCCAACGATGTTTGAAGGGGCACGAGCAATCTGTCTTGGTACGCGTTTCAGACACGATGATATTCACTCAACAACATTTAATGAGCAAAATAATTGGAGTCAAATTGTTTTGTCTGCAATTCTTTCTAATCCCAAAACAGGGGATGAAGAATCCTATTGGCCTGAGATGTGGTCTTTGGATTACTTAAAAGAAAAGAAAAGGCAGGCGCCAATTGCATTTTCATTCCAGTACATGAATCAAATCGTTCGTCAAAACGAATTGTCTCTCGCTCCAGAATTAATCGTTAAAGCTGAAATTGCAACGGAGTTCGACACGCTTGGTGTGGGGGTTGACCTATCCGCTGGTACCAAAGAAAGAAATGACTACACCGTTATGGTTCTAGGCGGACGCATTGGAGATCGCATTCATATTATTGATTACCGCAGGCTCCGCGTTATGGGTAACCTTGAAAAACTAGACGCCTTAAAAGAGCTGCTAAACGATTGGTCTGTTATTGGTAAAGATGATAACGGTAATTACTTTCCGACTTATTCAACTTGTGATATTTGGTCGGAAGCAGTGCAGTACCAGGCTTCCTTGGAAGCAGACTTTAAACGTGTCTGTTTAAATAACGAAGGTTTGTACAACCTCATTTGGCATCCAGTCAAAGGATTCCGTGCAGATAAGCTGGCACGCTTTAGAGGAATCATGGGAATGTTTGAAGATCGAAAAATTATTTTTAATCGTTTTCGCAACTTTACCAATATGTTTGAAGAGCTGACCAACTTCGGAGTTAGCGGACACGACGATTGCGTCGACGCTCTCGTCTGGCTTGTTACTGGTTTAGCAAGAAAAGGCCAATTGCATATTGATTACTGAATTTAGAATTATAAAAAAGCTTTTGCGTTGTGGGTCCCGAGTACGTCGCTATTGCAATCACTTCAATTGTATCTGCCATTACAGGTGGAAGTTGGGTTGCAAATAAAATACTAGATAGGCAAAACGAACGAGTTCAACAAGCCTTTAAATACGTTGATTCCCAAAAAAGAAGGATTGATCTTTTGGAAGACCAAATTAATCGCATGCCGTTAGATTACGTTTTAAAAGTCGACTTCCTGAGAGAAATTCAAGAAATGCATGAAAATTTTAGGCAGATCAACGATAAGCTTGATAAGCTTATGGAAAAGCTTTTGTCAAAATGAGTTACATTCTTGAAGTTGAAGAAGACGAAAACGGTGATCAATTTATTGTCTTCCCCGATGAAGTACTGGAAGAATTGGGATGGCAAGAAGGAGATCTTCTCGATTGGGATGTTCGTGCCAATGGGATTGTTTTGACTAAGGTTAACGACCCGGCAGGATACGAAGTTATAGATGAGTAGAATAAATAAAAAGAGATGTTGACATGTTTTACGGTGGCGAAGTAAATGTGCCGGGTGCAGCTGGCAATCTTTTAGCAGGAAGCCCTAGATCTCGTTTATCGGAACAAGAGATTCAAGATCGTTTGTTTCGTTATGGCATGGAGCAAACACCACGCGGTCAACAAATTCAACAACGCATTCAAGAAATTCGTCAACAATATCCAGGCGCATTTGGACTTCAATCAGCCCAGGCGGGTGGGTCTAGCAATTTACCAGGGGCCATTGGTAATATGGCAGGTGTTGCGAATGCTCAATTTTTTGAAGGCCCCCAACTTGGTCAAGCACAGCCTCAAGGATTACCGCAACAACCCTACGGTGGCGCGCCTAATGTTCCCTTAACTCCAGAACAAAAATCAAAATTAATGCAACCTGGCACGCCGCCCCCGCCTGACTTCAATCTTCAAGATTACTTGCGTAAGGCAGAAGTTCCTGTTGGGTTTCACAACAAGTATGTTTCGTAATGGCACAAGAAGACAGTAAATATACAAAACCAGAGTTACGAGAACGCATCAAAGATCGCGTAATGGCTGGTACTCGTGGCGGTAAAGCAGGCCAGTGGAGCGCACGCAAGGCTCAGCTTGTAGCACAAGAATATGAAAAAGCAGGCGGTGGATACAAGGGCGGTAAAGGAGAAAAACAAAAAGACTTGGAGAAGTGGGGGAAAGAAAAGTGGATGACCAAAGACGAATATGAGAAAGGTAAAAAAGCCAAAGCAGCAGCCAAGAAATATAAGGAGTCAAAATAATGGCTGGTGATAAAGCAATACAAAAGGGATACACAAAGCGTTATTTGCCGGAAAAAGCCTGGGCTTCTTTGTCGAAAGAAGAACGGGAAAAGACAGATCGCAAAAAAAGAGAGGGAAGCAAAGAAGGCAAACAATTTATTCCAAATACAGAAACTGCCAAGAAAGCGGGTAAAGCTGCAAGGGCTTCCAAAGCCTATAAGACTGCTAAGATCAATAAAGATAAAGGGGAAAATAGTTAATGGCTGCAGGTGATGCCAAGGCTCGGCTTAAAGAAATTATCGATTCGTATCTTGAAAAAGACGGCGGAGCGTTAATTGACACTGGTGTTGTTGCGGCCCACCTTGCACAAATGCGGATGTTTGGCATTCGGCAGGGTGTTGAGTTTTTTCCAGCGCAAGACAACTTTGGCAACCAGCGCAAAGATTTTATTGATCGCGTAATCAAATACAATTCATTAGATATACGCCTGGATTCAATCTGGGATTATTTCTTGTGTGATGGTCAAGGACTTTTTTACATTCGCCCGACCAAGTCCAATTACCGTCTTTATTATTTCCGCAAACACGAATACAGAAGTTACTACAACATTGACGGCGAGTTAGATGAAGTTGTAATCATTTACAGTTACAAAGTTCGCAGCGGGTTAGGCTTCCAGCAAGACATTGAAATGAGCAATGTCAGCGGTCCACTTGGCATGGGACAAGGCGGCGCTAAGCGCTACATTCGTCTTTCGATTAAACGAAAAACAATTGAAGAGACGCACTCTGAAGGCGAAATTTCTTTTGAAACAAATTACCAGGCGGTTCCCGGAAAAACCAAAACCTTTAAAAATACTCTTGGCTTTATTCCGTGCGTTGAAATTTTTAATAATGTTCGTGGTTTTTCTACCGAAGGAACCGGCGAGTTTGACGCGTTAGCGAATCATATTTGCACGCATGACGACATGGTTCGAACTATGCGTAAAAATATTCAATTCTTTGGTAATCCCACGCTGCTTTCTTCCCGCCCCAAGACAGACTTAATGGAGTCTGGTGGGGAAGCGGTTGTTCAGCGGCCTTCTATTGCCGCCAACTCAGGCTTTACTGGCGCAGGCGCCTTGAGTCAATCCAGGTTTAAAGCGGATCCTATTTATCGCGGCACCGATGGTCAGCTTCGTGTTCCACGTGTAATCGCAAACCTGGAGCCAAACGACCGCGTTGGTTATATTGTTCCAGATGCAATTACTGGCGACCAGAATAGTTTTGCACGTCAGTATCGCGAAGAAATACGTACGGCGCTGGGGGGTGTTGACGAATTGTCAATCTCTGCTGGCGTTACCGCAACTGAATATAAATCTCTGTTTGGACGTGTTTCCGCCACTGCAAAGAAAAAAGCAAATGCAATTTATACCTACGGTATTTGTCGTTGTTTAGAACTAATTATTTTCCAAGAAGAAAAATTGTTCCGAGAAACGTTGGCTGCTGCGGCAGGCTTAGAAAAACCTCTGGATCTCCCGGAAACGGCTACTGATGAAGATTTAGCAGCTTATGAACAGGCAATGAATATGTTCAATGAGCAAGTAAAAGGCTTGATGATGGCTTCTCTGCAAACACAGCAGATTCCACCAGGCGTCACAGGATTAATCCCAGATGGTGATGTGACTATCCAGTGGCGTTGGCTTGGTCCTGTGTACGAAGATTCCACGCAAGATATCTTGAACAACTCCATTGTTGTAAGAAATCTGCAAGAATTAGGTGTTGATAGCATTGAAGCACTGAAATACCTCTTCCCGTCAAAAACGGATGAGGAGCGGGCCGCGATGCTATCGGGGTTCCCGTTCAGGATGGTGAACGAATTACAGGGTGCATACTCTTCTTTCGCTCGCCTGGTGGGGGGAATGATGCAGACCCCTCATCCGCAATCACCGGATTTACCGATGGCTGCAGATCCGCGATTGGATTTGACCCCATATCTGTATCGCACCTTAGAAGCATTACAAAAGGAGATGAGTTATGCAGGACGCTACCGTCCAATCGATCCCACAGACGAGCCAAGCACCAGTGGCAGTCGCCCCCAGCAATTACGTGGCGGCAGCACCGGCAGCACCAGCGCAAGCACCGGCTCCGTATCAGGTGGGTACGAGCTACCCCCAAGCGGTACCTCAGGCAGCCCCCAGCTACCAATCAGCCCCTACTCAGTACGCCCCCCAATCCCAACCGGATTCGGCGGCGAACAACCCCTGGGAATCGGCGTTCAACAAGGTAGTGAACCTGCTGAGCGCACCAGTTCAATCCCCGTTCCAGGGTCAACCGTCGCAAGCGACACCTCAGTTTACCCCGGCCAATTACGGACAGCCCAGCAGCCAGGGTACGTTTCAATCGGCTCCGCTGACATGGTCGCCCAGCCAGG